TGCCGCGAACCCACTGGCCGAATGCGTATGCTTTGAAGTCAGCCTCAGCCTTTGGTCCAGGGAATGGATTCCGGACAACACTGCCAGACTTCCATGGCTCAGACTTTGGCGCTTCGGATGCGACAGGAGCAGGAACGTTTCCGAACTCCTTGAGCATGTCGATGCGCTCAGAGAGAGACTTTGCAGATGCGTGGAGGCGATTGGCTTCGGCCATGTCGCCGCCGTTGATGAGGACTTCCTTGGCGGCAGCAATTGTAGACTGGCGCTGTCCTTCGAGTTGTTCGATTGTCATTGACTTAACTCCAAGATCATGAGCTCACGAAGGAGTGCAGACTTTGCATCCTCGATGTCGCTCGAGTATTCGACGATGGTAACATCTTCGCTCGACGCTTCGTCTCGAAGCTCGTTCCAGATGGTTTTGGCGAATCTTGTCGACTCGCTACGTGAGAGACATACTGCATCCCGCAGACGTCGCTCCACTTCTCGGATGGATGTCGGTCGCTCGTGCTTAGACTTCATGCTTTGCACTTCCGCTGCCGGATCCTTTAGATTTGCTGTGAGTTCTTTGGCCTTCGATGCGAACGCATCGATGATGGCGTCGATGTGTCCTCGACCGAGACCAGCATCGAGAGCGGCCATCATGCCAGCACAGAGGCGATCGTAGAGTGCCTCGATGCCTTCGTGGACCATCTCTGCCGCCAGATCGCCGTAGACCTTCTCGACGAATGTCGCCACGTCTTCACCAGGCGCGACTGGAATCATCATCTCTTCTTCTTCCATGCCATCCTCCATGTCGCCATACATGTCTTTTAGACTTTTGACCATGTTCATTGGTTCGGCTGGTGTCGGTGTCAGCGATGCCTCACCGATCGGCCAGCGTGTGATCTCGTAGCGGCCATCAGCCATCTTCTTACGCTCGACCATGTGACCTGTGGCGCCGCTGGAATATCCAAGCTTGCCAGACTTCGCGAGTTCCTGGATCATCTTCTGATACTGATCAGCCATCTCGACCTGACTCTCATACCAGAGACCCTTGTCGTCCATGGTGATGTATCCGGTTCCGATGCGTGACTTCCCTACAGTCTTATCCTGGCCGTGATGATAGTAGAGGTTCATGGCCACACGCTCGCCAGACTTCATCGGTCGTCCGAAATCAGTCGACGCAGTGAAGTAGTCGCCCTCCAGGTCAGCGCCACCGAAGCGCACCAGGTAACCACGCACACGACCGGAATCGTCTGCCTTGATTGCATCACCGAAGGATACCAAAGTCTGCATCATAACTCCTTGACCGGCACGACCACGGCCTGTGGTCCCCACTCCGCGTTCGGTACTACTTTACCGAATGCTGAGAGCGGTGTACCTGTCTCATACAAACGATACCGCGAAGGTCCGAGGACCTGCCGACGCTCCGATTCACTCAACATCCTGAACTGCTCTTCTTTGTCCGGCATCTCTTCCGGTTCATCGAAACTGCCTGGCGGCAGTCCTGCAAGTTCAGCGTACGTTGGTGTGATCGGGACGATCGTACACCTACAGTTTGGATGCGACGGAACGATATCTGCAACTGGATTCGGATCTCCGTGCAGTGACCAGCACACAGGACAGACATTCACGTCCCCCGCTGAGATGCGGCGCCAGCCACGAACGATGCTCAGGTTCGCCTCGAAGGTCTGTCGCTGTGCTTCGCGATTCGCTCGAATCATCTCTGTACGTGCGATGGTAGCAGCTCGTGAAGGAGCGAGAGTTTCGTACGTTCTCGACATCCTTCGTGCGACCTGGAGCGGATTGAGACCTTGCGCGATGCCGATCGTGACATGGTCCAAAGCAAATGGACCGATCGCCTCGAACAGCGCTCCGAGCGGTGAGCCGTCAGCGGCGAAGCCGACCACGTTCGTGATTGCTTCGACAGGGAGCCGGTTCCACATCAGATCAGCGGTGAGACTCACGGACTGAGGAACACCCGCGACTGCTCGCACCAAGTCCTCCTGAATGTCCAGCGACAGCTGTATGGCGCGTCGTTGTCCGTTCGTTGCGATGTCAGTCGCCTGTGGCGCAAACAATGACACCTGTTCGGCCATCTGCACATTGAGTGCCTCAAGGCGGAGCATGTACTCGGACAGACCACTGATGTCCTCACCTGCTGCCTGTGCCTCCTCGATCGCGGCTGTCACCGCTTCGAGGCGCTTGAGGTTGTCAGCTTGGAGAACACCGTATGTCCTGCTCATCTCAGCGAGAGCAGCGTTCTCACGGTATCGGAGCTTGTTCCTGTAGCTCTCGTTGACTTGATAGATATCAGGCATCGGTGTCAGTCAACTCGTATCCGTAGTATGGATGGTACGACTTCCCGTTTTCCTTCGGTGCCATCTTCTTCAGGATCTCTTTGCGCGCAGCTGTGGACCAGCGATATCCAGCATCGCCACCCCATGCCGCCCATGCGACACGACCAGCGGACGGATAGCCATCCTCACCTGGTCGGAATCCTTCAGCCTGTTTGTCTACTTCGTGACGTCGAAAGAAACTGTACATCCGAAGGACAGTCGACTCACTGAGCTTCTCGCCGGAGACGATCTGATTCGCCCTGGCCCATGCCACGGCTGTCCCGCCATCACGACCAGCATCACGCCACTCGATGGCGCGCTGTGCTTCCTCCTTCATTTCTTTGGAGGGGAAAAACTTCAGTCCTGGCTCATCTCGATCGTCGAATGCCTTCGTCTCTTCGCGCACCGTGACAGGCAACAGTCCAAGGTGCTGAATCGGATCAAGTCCAACAGCTGCGAGTGCAGGTTCAGGAGCAAAGCCAGCACGAATCAAAGCGCCAGCAGCACTTACGAGCTTCGCAGTCTCATCGGCAGTTCGAGCTGTCGAGACTGGCGCAGCATCAGGGACCATGAGTTCCTGCGCACCGATCTGCACAGGGACAGCAGTTGGGTGATAATAGCCTTCGTCATCATCGGATGGCGTCACACCAGCGACACGCTTGGCTGTTGCGAGATCCACGATGCCACTCTTGTATAGTCGCTCCGCTCTCTCAGCGTCCTCATTAAGGTCAGCCTGAAGCGCTGGAACATTCGTCACATCGAACTCCAAGTAATCGCCTGGCTGCGTCTCTTCGTAGTCTGGAAGCAGTGCGATGGTGAGCGCTTCGGACATCTGCCGCATCAGCGGGATCATGCCATCAGTCCAAGCAGATCGCGTTGCTTGCTCGAGGTTCGAGTATGTTGCGCGCTCGAGACCGCTGCCGAGCTGTAGGACCAGCGGATTGAGTCCGAGAGCTGCACACACGCGCTCTTCCGGTTTGCGGCGGATCTCATCGAATGCCATCTCACTCGGTTTGTGTGAGACCTGCTCGACCTTGAATGGTCCAGTCATCACCAGGACAGAACCAGCGTTATCGCCAGTAAAATCCTGTTGAAGTTTCCTCTTCGTCTGACGTGCATCGTCTTCGGACAAATCCTCGACTCCGCCCTTGTAGTCTGGTCCGACCATGATCGATGGCATGCCACCGTTTCGCACCATGCCGAATGCAGCTGATGCGGCGACGTTATCGGTGGCGATCTCACGAAGGACGGACGTGACAGGAGAGCGCCCGAAGCGACTGTCCTGCGGATCTCGACCATAGCGGATGTGAATGAGGTCCTCGAGCGCGATGTCGTACGAAGTGCCATCGACGGTGTACTGGTATTTGACCAGCGGATTGACCTTGTTACCGACTGGACGCATCATGTCAGCCGCCAGGTATTGCAAACCGACGACACGACCAGAGACGCGGACCTTCCTAAAGTACGCGTTTCCGAGCAGCTGGTAGTCAGGGAGAATCCACGACCACACGAGCGAAGGCGGCACGTTCGGTGTTGGCTGCGCGAGCAGCTGCAGAATCGGGTGATCTGCTACTGTCTCGACCTGTCCATCAGGCATCGGTCGACGGACAACAGGAACACCCTGCGACCAGTTTCTGATGTACCAGTCCATGCCGATCGCGACGATAGAGTTCAGCATCAGGTCGCCAGCCTGGTTGCGCCAGTTGAAACTGGAGCCTGGAAGGTTGCGTGTCAGCAGGGACCAAAAATCGCCGTTCCCAGTGCCAGTGAAATAGGACGTCTGTCGCTGGATCAGCGGCGGCGGAAGGAGTGCATTTGGCGCGGCAGTGGCTTTGCCGATAAAGCGATCGAAGAGTCCCATATGACTATTGTGTTCCTATCATGTGCTAGACTGCACCCCACCCACCGCCACGGCCCACGAGCTCGTCGTACGCGTCGGTGAGAGCATCGACGATGTCATCATTCTTGCCGAGCGGGAACGTCCGCATCTCATCGAGTAGTGTACGGTTCCAGTCAGCTGCGACCATGTAGACATTGCCACCAGCGACCTGACTCGCGAACGGTTCAGCGCGCACATCCTTCGAGCCAGTCACCGGCAGGACTGTCACAGCACTACCATGCAGGAGTCGAAGCATGTGCATGGCTTGACTCTTGCCAGCCTGGCCCGGGTCCTGCGGTAGTCGAATCCTGATGCCACGGCCATCGAGTGCAGCTGTCTGCTTGATAATCTTATCCCGCTGGTCGGTGTCATACTGGCCACGCACCAGATCGAGAATCCAGATGCGGCCATCAGCATCACGTCCCATCTTGACGCCGACAGTGTAGTCACCACTACCAGCTGTCGCTGCAAGGTCCCAGGCGCGGGACATCTTCGCGATGTTCGGCGTCGCATGCTCGATGGTGATCCGGTCCGACTTGAAGAAACTTCCCTCGCGAGGTGTCGGATGTTGCTGGTAGAGAGCAGACCATCCATAGTCCCCGGAGTTCGCGACCATGACCTCCTTGATGCGTCCGAGTTCCTTGACGTCGTACCGTTCTGGCCACAAAGCTTCGCCAGGCATTCGACCGATCTGGTCCTTCTCCTCCGCGATGGCTGGCAGGTTGAGCACCGTCCATCGATGAGGTTCCGATGAGATTGCGCGAGCGGTGATATCGTCGTGGTGCCACCTGGTCGAGACGATGATGAGCGCACCCTTCGGTTCGAGCCTCGTGTAGAGGTCGTCCGTGTACCAGTCCCATGCTTTGTCACGATATAGGGACGACTCGGCATCCTCGCGACTCCTGATCGGGTCATCGATGATGATGCGCTTGAAGCCGACGCCGGTCGGAGGACTGCCAACACCCCTCGCCATGAAGGTCCCCCCTTCCGGTAAGCTCCACTCATCCTGTGCGGCGTTGTCCTTCGCGAGCTTTGTCCTGGACGAAACGATCTGTCTAGACTTCCTCGAGAAGCGCCTCGCGATGCGCTCGTTATAGCCAGTGACCAACACGTTCGCGCTTGGATCTCGCTCGATGCAATAGGCGCCGTAGCGGACCGTGACTGTCTCAGTCTTACCGTGGCGCGGTGGCATGTGGATCGCGAGTCTATCGATCTCACCACGCTCGACTGCGTCAAGGTGTGACGCGATGGCGATGAGATGCCGAGCCGTAAATGACCAGCCAGGCGGGAGAGTCTCTCGAAGGTAGTCAAGATAACAGAGAGCCGTCTGCGCGCTAGTTGCTGTCTTCGGCTGGCTCAGCTGCGGCGGAGAGAAGTTGAACAGAGAAGGTTGCAATCTTTTCATAGAGAGTTGCAATCGCGGCAGCAGTTTGTCCATTGATGTACCTCTCGTTTTGTGCTGTACGTGCAATCATCTGCAACGCTTTAAGATTGTCCTCAAGCACGGAGGTCAGCAGATCATCAAGTGATCGTGTTGGCAATATCGTTCGTTCTTCGTTCGGACGATTACAATCGTCTACCTCACTTATACGAGTCGTCATCCGATTGCGTATAGATTGAACGGTTGTTTTTGGTAGACCATAAAGACGCGACACCGATGCAAGTGTTTGACCTGCAATCAGTGCCGCTTCTACCTGTGCCAAAATCTCTGGATCTGTTGGAACTCGACGTGCCATGATCCTATTCTGTCTCATCCTGGCGCACTCTGCGCCTATAGTGCAGCTGTCCGTGGCATAAGTAGCACAACACCTGGACATCCTCCATCAGCTCACCGCCGAGGCGAAGATAGGTGATGTGATGCACATCGAGCTTGTAGCCGTCCTCCTGTCGACGGCCACACTGCTCGCATGTTCTACCTGATCGCTCGAGCGCCTTCGTCCTGATGTCCTGCCAGCGCTGACTCCGCATGTACTTGCGACGATAGTCGCGCCATGCTTCATCGACCTGGTCGCCGGACGCTCCGATGGCCTTGAGCAGCTCGTAGGTGTTGGACCATGGCTTGGCCATGATGGTCTTTATGATGTTGTCCGTGTCCATGTAATCTCATCCTTGACCGGGTGATCTTCGCCCCACATCCAGTCAGTCGCGAACAGCGACTCAGGATCAAGTGTGAGACCTTGTAGAGTCTTCGACTCAGGTCCAGTGTGCATGATGAATGATTCGTACAGATCGGAGTATCGGATATAGACATCGTGGTCAAAGCATACGCGTGTGATCGGTTTGCCATGCATCAAGTGTTGTATTACTTCAGAGAAATTCATTCTATAACCGTCCAATCTCGCGCCATCACATCATTGCCTGATAGTGTCGCAAACCCCTTGCATCGCCAAACATTGGCTCCATCGAGCTCATATCGCATCAGTGCAGCATCAACCAGCTGAAGCTTGAAACGAGCCCCATCACGCCACACAGGACGTCCTGCGCGTACATCTGTCATGATTGACTCGAATGATTTGCGACCAGTATTGTTTTGTTTCTTACCGATACATTCTTGGAACTCCACACGCAATGCAGGTTCTGACATCAGCCACCTGTTGAGCATCATCGTCGGAAAACCAACCGATGCAGCTGCATTGCTTCGTGTCTCACCGTTTGCGATGAGCTCCGCCCACTTGATCACGGTCGCGGTCTTTTCATCGAGCGAAATGTACGGGTCCATTTTCTTCACTATCCTGTCTGGTTTCTCTTCGTTGATCCATCGATTGACTGTTCCGCGTGTTAGTTCCATAATCTGCGCGGTGCGGCTAATGGAGTTACCAGCAGCTCTCAGATCTTTGATTCGCACCAGGAGCGCTGTTCGCTCCTCGATGTTTGTATTCTTAGCCACTTTGATTTCCCCTTCAAAGTAAAAGACCAGGCACACCGTTCGGATGATGTGCCTGGTTCGTCAGCGAGTCGTTGGCAACCGGGAGATGGTTACTCGCTGGCGTCTTCACCGAATGGATCTTCGATGTC